AATAAATGGATAAGTAGAAAACTAACGGTACTTGTGATAGGTACCGTTGGTATGTTTACTGGTGGAGTATTAAGTTCTGACTGGACAATAGTAGCTGTTGTTTACATAGGAGCACAAGCGAGTGTTGAGATAGCTGAAAAATTATTTAAAGCAAGATATGGAGCGCAAGTTTAATATTACATACATCGTAATGGCTGTATTGTTCTGTATAATAATACTACATAGATCCTGTTCGTTTAAGAACACGGAGCCTGGAGTTGAGATAAAAACAGATACAGTATACAAGACCATACAAGATACAGTTATACAGAAGGTCAAAGTAAAAGATATTGTCTATGTTTATCCTGAAGGCGAAGAGTACAAACCCGGTAATAATATTGATACATGTACGATTAGGTTTAATAAACTGCTTAAAGAGTTTTCAGCTAAAAGAACATACGTTGATACTATAAAGATAGATACTATTGGTAGTATAACTGTTTACGACACCGTGTGGAAAAACGAATTGTTAGGTGATAGAAAATACGTGGTGGATTACAAGATACCTTACGTTACTAAAACTATAACTAAAAACGAAGAAACTAGAAGACAATTATACGTAGGACTTAATGCTTTCGCTAACAGAAATGACATAACAACTTTTAGTCCTGGGTTTATATATAAAACAAAGAAAGATCATATTTACCAAGCATCGTTAGGAGTTAGTTTTAATGGAACTATTACTTATGGGTTTGGTACGTATTGGAAAATTAAAATCAAATAATAATGGTAACAAGCGCTGAGTGTTTAAAAAAGTGGGGAGACCCAACTGTAACTACCAATGAATTAAAATATATGACACTTTGGGATATGCCAAGTCATTTAGAAGTTGGTGTTATACCTAAGAAACTATACTGCAACAAAATATTAATCGGTCCATTAATGCAAGCGTTGTCTAATATAATAGATAGAGGACTTGTAGATGAATTAAAAACATGGGACGGATGTTTCAATGTAAGAAAAAAAAGAGGTCTTAAATCATTGTCTCTGCATTCCTGGGGTATTGCTATTGATATCAACGCTGCATGGAATGGATTAGGTAAAGAACCTACGATGTCTCCTAGACTAGTAAAATGCTTCACTGATTGTGGATTTGAATGGGGAGGAACGTGGAGTAGAAAAGATGGTATGCATTTTCAACTTAGAAGCATAGTGTAAAAAATCACTATAACGAGTGATACTATATTTATAACAAATCAAATAAAATTAAATAAATATGTCGGATTCTATTGTAAAGAATTTAAGTTTTGGTGACGATGCTAGAGATAGTGTCTTCGCTGGTATAGAAAAACTGTACAATGCAGTTAGTTCTACTCTTGGAGCTAGTGGTAAGTGTGTTATGCTAGAGAATGAGTTTGGTAAACCTGTTATCACTAAAGATGGTGTCACAGTAGCTGATAGTATAATCTTGCTAGATCCAGTGGAAAACATGGGTTCAACACTATTAAAAGAAGCTGCTAGGAAAACAGTTAGAGAAGCTGGTGATGGTACTACTACCGCAACTGTATTAGCTTACTCTATTTTAGATGAAGCATACAATGTTCAAGACAACACTAATTCTAGAGTAATAAAAAACGGAATAGATTCAGCTGTTGAAAAAGTATGCAAGTATTTAGAAGATATATCTATAAGCGTTAAAGACGACATGATAGATCAAATCGCTACAATATCAACAAATAATGACGCGGTACTTGGTAAAGTTATCGGAGATGCTTTTAGATCGGTTGGTGAAACCGGTATAGTTATGATGGAGACGTCAGAAACCGGTGTGACAGAAGTAGAACTAGTAGATGGTATACAATATGACAAAGGCTTAGTTAACATGCACTTTGTTACAAACCCAGCTAAAAAAGTAGCCGAACTTGATAATCCACTAGTATTAATAGTTGAGTCGCAAGTAGACAACGTTAGACAGATTGTATCTGTGCTAGAGTTTGTAATAAAAAATAATAAACCGCTATTGATTATAGCTGATTTAGATAATACAGTTATAAATGCTTTAGCGATGAATAAAATAAAAGGTAATATGAAAGTAAACGTTATTAACGCTCCTACTTTTGGTATTAACCGAAAAGAAATATTAGATGACATAGCTTTATTAACTGGGGCCACTGTTATAAACGAAGATCTTGGTGATGATTTAGATTTAATACAACCAGAACACTTAGGTAGTTGCTTGAAATCAATAACAGATAATCAAGAGACTATTATAAAAATAAAAGACGCTGAAGAGAAAACAAGTGAAGTACTTGAAGAAGTTAAGAGTAAGTTATCTAAAGCAACAAACGCAAATGATATAATTAAACTTGAGAAAAGAGTTGCTAGATTATCAGCTAAAGTCGCTGTAGTTAAAGTAGGTGCTAATTCTGAAGTTGAATTAAAAGAAAAAGTAGATAGAGTTGAAGATGCAATATGTGCTACAAAAGCTGCTATTAAAGAAGGTATAGTTCCAGGCGGTGGAGTTGCTTTACTTAACGCATCGAAAAAAATAAAACCTGAAAACGTAGGTGAAGAAGTATTACTTAGAGCTATAACTAAACCTTTTGACAAAATACTAGACAATGCTGGTGTAGAAGTTATTCGTGACGATATGAAAGAAGGTGAAGGATTAAACGTGATAACAGACGAATATGTTAATATGGTAGAAAGCGGTATCATTGATCCATTACTAGTTACTAAAAGTGCTTTAAGAAACGCCGCGTCAGTAGCGACAACTATACTTTCAACTAATTGTGTAATAAACAATCTTAGAGTAAATGAAAGCGGTAGGTAAGGCTATAATTTTGAGAACTGAAAAAGAAGTTACTCAGAAAACTAAAGGTGGTTTAATACTTAATGAGAAAAATAGAGAGGACATAAGATATAGAGATGCGGTTATCGTCTCTATAGGTTCTTTAGTTCCTGACGGAATAATAAAAGAAGGAGATAATGTTAAATATGACAGACATTCCGGACATACAACTGAAATAGATGGTGAATCTTATACAGTTGTTTCGCTAGACAATATAGTCATAGTTTTATGAGAAATATAAAAGCAAGCGATATAAGAGATATGAACTTGCTTAAGCATTACAGAATAGTACGTAAATGGGCTTGCAAAAATAATGAAATAAACGATGCTGATTTAGAGTTGTTAATATATCTAGATTGCTTAGAGTTTTTTACAAGGCATGATTTTGAAGAAGGTTCGTTCTCTTATAGTTGGGATAAAAAGCGTTGGGACAAATTGTTACAACAAGGCTGGATAGTCGTCTGGAGGAATAGGAATAACACCACACAGAAGTATAACATATACAAAGTCTCTTTTAAATGCAAGCAACTAATAAGTAGAATGTATCGTATCATGCTAGGCGAAGAAGATCTACCTACTAGTCATAGAAACAAATTGACAAAAAGACAATCATATACTGAAAAAGTATTGATGAGGTCTATAGAGAATGTTAACAAAGATAAAAATAGATAATATGGGTTTTGGTAATTTTTTAAAATCAGCAATGGCTACTCAACAAGCTCAAGGAGGTGTTCCTCCTATTGGTTTTGGAAGCAATATGAATATGGCAATGGGTACAGCTTTAGGCAACGGAATGCGAAGTGGATTTAATAGTGGTTTTAACAACAATTTATCGAGTGCTTCTTTTACCTCTAAACTACGTGATAGATCCATTAGTAATAATAATTTTCTATCTGGTATAAGACCAAGAAATACTACAGAGCAATTTCCTTTAAACAGTACACCTAGAACAGGTAATCCAGCGATGAGTATAAAAGATTCAGGCGCTCCAGTTAGTTTTAGTCCAAGCAGTGTTCAAACAATGAATGGAGTGTTTGGTTCACCAATGCAAAACTCTTATGATAGATCAATGAGTCCAATGAAACAAGACATTATGATAAACGATGTTAGTGAAAACGTTGATCCTATCACGGGTATGCCTATTGAAGATGTAATGTATTAATAAATATATATAATGAAAGTAAATAAAACAACTGCTGTTGCTTCTATAGAGAGAAACGGTATTACTGGAGCAAATGCTTTATGGGACGGTCCATTGAATATCGATGGTTTTCCAAAAGGTAAAGGTTCTAGTTCTGGAAAGAATGGTATCAAGTTAAAATTTGATAATGCTCCGTATAAATCAGGTCCAATCACATCTAGATGTAAAAGCTGCTAAATGATTATGACAGATATAAAAGCAATGTATTTTTTAAACACAACAGCGTTGTTAGCTAGTTTTGCTGAAATAGAACCATTCCTTAAAATAACATTGTTACTTTTATCTATAGGTTACACTATAAATAGATGGTGGTTTTTACGTAAAAAAAATAACAATGAAGATAATTGACGATGTAATTCAGTCGCCGTTTAGAAAGTTAAAACATACCACTAAAGGAAAAGGTAGACATTTTTTAACAGCTAAAGAAGGTGCTGGAATGACAGAGGCTGGTAGAAGAGCTTATAATAAAGAAACAGGTGGTAACTTAAAAGCACCACAACCACAAGGTGGACCAAGAAGAGATTCTTACTGTGCTAGATCAAAAGGTCAAATGGAAATGCATAATATAGATTGCTCAAAAACTCCTGAAAAAAGAGTATGTGCCGCTAGAAGACGCTGGAAATGTTAATACAATAATTATGAATATAATAAACAAAAACACATCTTCTCCGTTTAAGTTAGCTAGAAGTATAGTTCCACAGGGAGAAGGTAGCTATCAAACAGGTGGTTACGATCCAGATAGTTCAGATAACAGCGGACAGATATACGCAGCTTCAATAGAAGGTATGGGTAAAATGGTTGGTGCTGCTTTAGGTTCTATAACTAAAACCGATTTACACAAAAATGATTTATCTAGTAAAGATAGACAAGAAGGTAGAATAAAAAAATTAGATGAAAAATCTAAAAAAGAAGGTATTAGTGAAAATAAAAAACAAAGAGTAGAGAAGCGTAAAGATAGAACAGAAAAAAGACTTTCTAAAACTAACGAAAGAATAAGTAAATACGAATCTGTATACGGAAAGTTAGGTACATCTAATGACTTCTTGAAAAAAGAAAGAGAAAATTAATATATTAACAAACAACTAAACAAAACAAAAAAATGGCAAAATTTATTTCGATTCCAGTTACTAGTGGTACAGCTCACACAGCAGGTGACAAATTAATCAACGCTGATGAGATTCTATCTGCAATCGCTACAGCATTGACAACTATTGTTGTTTATGCTAATGGAAAAACTATTACACTTACAATTGCTGGAGCTACAGGAACAAACGCTATCGATGCAGTAAACGCTGCTTTGACATGTGTGCCTGGTGGTCAATATGTACCGGTTGTATTCCCTACTGGAGTTACTTGTACTGCTATCGCGGTAGCATAATAAATATCTACATCCCTTGTATTTTATATGAGGGATGTAATAATTTTTAAAAACAACAACATGGGATTTAAAATGTCTGGTACTTCTATGAATTTAGATAATACACCAATCTACAATGTTGACATGGATAACAATGTTTTGGGAATGGCTAATAATAATGGAGCGATACTAATAAACAAAAATGTATCTCCATTTGAAATTCGCAGAAACAAAACTATAGAGCACGAAAAAGTACATTTAGATCAAATGAAAAGAGGAGATTTAGACTATACCGATACTGATGTTTTTTGGAAAGGAAAGAAATATCCTAGATCAAAAATGCGTGAAGGTTCAAAAAGTTTACCATGGGAGAAAGAAGCGTATAAAAAACAATAAATACAGGTGATAATAAGATTATAACTTTAATTTAATTTATCATGAGAAATTTATTATTAGCAATCGTGGCTTTTTTAGCAAGTGTACAAGTTAATGCTCAAAAATTAACTCCTAAGTTTTTAGAAGGTAGTTGGGAAACAGAATTTCACAATGTGGAGTTTAAAGGTCAAACCAAAAAAGATTTTACAATAACTATAACTTTAAAAGAAACTGGAGAAAAAATAAATATTTTAAACTACACTTTTAACAAAAATAATTTATACATAGAAACATATTACGAACAAAATGACTGGAAGGCTATTGGTAAAGTAATATTAGTTGATGAAAACACTATGGTTGAAGATGTTGTTTCTGACTACCCTGGTATATTAATTTATAAAAGAAAACAAAAAAATTAAACAAAAATGGCTTACAAACAATCACCAGGCAGACAAGCAATGCCTAAAACAGGTAGAGGTCTTTCACCAACTCTTATGTGTGGATCTCCAATGAAACAAACTAGCGAACCAGACTTAACTAGAGAAGGTTCTGAATCTAGAAAAAAAGTACAAGCAGGAGCTAAAAGTAGAGCTGCAAGTGCAAAAACAGATCCTCAAGGAATAAAAGTAGATCCTAAATCAGGAACAGCTACAGCTAAACCTTATGAGAAAAAATATGTAAAAGGTGGTAAAATGGAACTTGATAGGATTGTTGATGGATCAGGTAAAGTTATTAGAACAGCTAGCAATAAAAAAGGTCGCGACACTGGTAATGCGGAACTTAGAAAGGAATTTGTAAGAGACAGCACAAATAATGCTAATATGCGATCTACTAATGCACGTTCGTATAATATACAAGCAGGAAAAGCGTCTCCTACAGCAAAAGAAGCTAGATCTAGACAATCAACTGGTTTTTACGCAAAATAAATTATGAATATATCTAGAACAGGCTATAAAAAAAATAGCAAAGACAAAAACAACCCATATAATGTAATACCTAGTGGAGACATAACTATGAAAGATGTTGAGTTTGAAGTTTTAGGTATAGATAATTTAGGTAATAAAAAGATAATGAAACCAGGGAAAGATTATAAGTTCCCTGGTAACATTGTTTTAGAAATACCAATAAAAAAAGAAAGTCTATACAATAGACTGTTTAAAAAATAGCAGGTGGGAGGTAAGGTATCTCACGGGTCTCATAAGCCCGCTTAACTGAGTTCGACTCTCAGACGTTGCTACTATTAATAATAAAATTAAATATAATGGAAGAAGTAAAAAAAATTACACAAGAACAATTAGAAAGCATTAGAAAAAACCAAGATGAAGTAAACAAAATTTTACTAAACTTAGGTGTATTGGATTCTCAAAAACACGCTTTATTACATTCACTAGCTGGTGTTAATCAAAAGGTTGAAGAGTATAAACAAGTTTTAGAGGAACAATATGGTGCTATCAATATAAATCTAGAAGATGGTTCTTATACTGAGATAGATAAAGACGAAAAGTAATGAACGTTATTAGAAAGATTAGTATTGGATCCGACTATAAGAATGACGCTATGCATTATTCTATTGGTCAACAAGTATACGGTGGTCATCAGATTCACTGTATTATATTTGATGAAGAAGACGACTCATACAACATATATATTGAGAAACACGATGAAGTTCTACCTTGGAAGAAGTTTAACAAAAATATGTCTATATCTGTAGAATTTGATTTAGAATTTTAACATGAGATCTGTATTTAGTTTTATAGTAAAACCTGTTGGTCTTAGATATGATAATGTTAAAAAGATAGGTGATAAAGAACTTATAACTAATGTAAACATAGAGAGTTTTAAACACGTAAACAATATAGCTGAAGTAGTTGCTTTACCTTTGTTCTTTAGTAGTGGTGATATAAAAATAGGTGACAAGGTAGTTATACATCATAATGTGTTTAGAAGATTCTACGACATAAAGGGTAGACAAAAGAACAGTAGAGCTTATTATAAAGAAGATCTATATTTTGTTGACATCGATCAAATATATCTATACGGAGATACAGGTAATTGGAAGTCTTTTGGAGACAGATGTTTCGTTAAACCGATAAAGAATAACGATCAATTTAAGACACAGAAAGAACAAAAACATATTGGAATACTTAAATATGGTAATAGTTCATTAGAAGCGCTAGAAATAACAAAAGGGGACTTAGTAGGATTCAAACCTTACGGTGAGTTTGAGTTTGTTATAGATGGTGACAGATTATACTGCATGAAATCAAATGATATTGTAATTAAATATGAATATAGAGGAAACGAAACTGAGTATAATTCAAGCTGGGAGAAAAGCAGTTGAGGAATTAATAAAGGTTGCAGAGGAGAAGATAGTTGATGGTGGAGATGATATATCTGCTGATAGACTAAAGAATGCTGCTGCTACTAAAAAACTAGCTATATTCGATGCTTTTGAAATATTGAATCGAATAGAAGAAGAAAGAAAGATGATAGAAACAGATGAAACAATTGTTTCTAGCGCTAAAGCTTTTAAAGGTTTCGCAGAAAGGAGATCTAAATAATGTACGAACAAACATTACTCAAAGTACTTCCTGACTATATAAAACAATCAACAATATCAAAATACAATAGATTAAAGAAATGGGATTATGGTTATAACAAAGAACATGATGTAGTTGTTATAAGCAAAACTGGAAAGATAGGTGAAATATATGAGATTCAAAACCTTAAGATAGCTTTACCTTTAATAGAGGAAACCCATAAAAGATCTAACAAGAAAGAAGAACAATATTGGGAACAATTTCAGTACCCAAAAGAATTAGATAGAATAAAGAATGTATTTGAATGGAATAAACAATCAGATATATTTAAAGATAAATGGTACGATTATATAGACACGGAGTTTAAAAGAAGAGAAGAAGGTTTTTCTTTTTATAACAACGGTGTTCCTACTTATATAACTGGAACACACTATATGTACTTACAGTGGAGTAAGATAGATGTTGGCGCTGCTGATTTTAGAGAATCAAATAGATTATTCTTTATATTCTGGGAAGCTGTTAAGGCTGATGCTAGATGTTATGGAATGTGTTATTTAAAGAACAGACGTTCTGGATTTTCTTTTATGTCATCAGCAGAACTTGTTAATCAAGCAACTATTAGTTCAGACGCTAGGTTTGGTATATTATCAAAGACAGGTGCCGATGCTAAAAAGATGTTTACAGACAAGGTAGTTCCAATATCTATAAACTATCCTTTCTTTTTCAAACCAATACAAGACGGTATGGACCGTCCAAAAACTGAGTTAGCATATAGAGTACCAGCATCAAAATTAACTAGAAGAAAACTAGATTCACAAGAGAAACTAGAAGATTTAGAAGGATTAGATACTACTATCGACTGGAAGAACACCGGTGATAATAGTTATGATGGCGAGAAGTTAAGATTGCTAGTACACGATGAAAGTGGTAAATGGGAAAGACCTGACAATATATTAAATAACTGGCGTGTTACAAAAACATGCGTTAGGTTAGGTAGTAGAATTGTTGGTAAGTGTATGATGGGTTCAACATCAAATGCTTTAGATAAAGGTGGTGAAAACTTTAAAAAAATATACTACGATTCAAACGTAGAAAAAAGAAATAAAAACGGACAAACTAGTTCTGGATTATATTCTTTGTTTATACCAATGGAATGGAACTTTGAAGGCTATATAGATATATATGGAATGCCTGTATTTGACACCCCAGAAAAACCTATTTTAGGAGCAGATAATATGTACATTGAAATAGGTGTAATTGAACATTGGCAAAACGAAGTTGATGGTTTAAAATCAGACCAAGATGCTTTAAATGAATATTACAGACAGTTTCCTAGAACTGAACAACACGCTTTCAGAGATGAAGCAAAGCAGTCATTGTTTAATTTAACTAAAATCTACGAACAAATAGATTATAACGAAGATCTTAGAAATACTAACATATTGACTAAAGGTAATTTCCAATGGGAGAACGGTATAAAAGATACTAAAGTAATATTCATGCCGAATAAAAACGGTAGGTTTTTAATATCTTGGGTTCCACCAGTTGAATTACAAAATAGAATAATAATAAAGAATGGTATTAAATTTCCAGGCAATGAACATTGTGGAGCTTTTGGATGTGACCCTTATGATATATCTGGTACTATAGATGGTAAAGGTTCTAAAGGAGCACTGCACGGTCTTACAAAGTTCTCTATGGAAGATATTCCAGTCAATCATTTCTTTTTAGAATACATAGACAGACCACAGACTTCTGAGATATTCTTCGAAGACGTATTAATGGCTTGTGTTTTTTATGGAATGCCAGTATTGGCAGAAAATAATAAACCTAGATTATTGTATTACTTTAAAAGAAGAGGTTATAGAGGTTTTTCAATGAACAGACCTGATAAAGTATGGAATAACCTATCTGTTACTGAAAAAGAAATAGGTGGAATACCAAATAATAGTGAAGACATAAAACAATCACACGCTTCAGCTATAGAAACATACGTGGATAACTACGTTGGTTTGCTTGAAAACGGTTATGGTTCTATGTACTTCACGAAAACATTAAATGACTGGAGTAGGTTTAATATAAACAATAGAACTGCATTTGATGCTTCTATTAGTTCTGGTCTAGCTATAATGGCGTGTAACAAACATTCTTATACACCTATAGCTCAAATAAAAAAAGAGGTTTACAATTTAGGTATAAAAAAATACGATAACAGAGGTTCTTTATCAAAAATTACAAAATAAATGAAAGTATATACAAACACTAATAGTTCTTTTCCAAGTCAAGTAGTAAGCGACTCTGTAAAGATGTCTGAAGAATATGGTCTTCAGGTTTCAAACGCTATAGAGCAAGAATGGTTTGACGGAGGTAGAGTTAATGGTAATAGATACTTAAGTAATTGGAATAACTTTCATCAATTAAGATTATATGCCAGAGGAGAACAGTCGGTTCAAAAATATAAAGATGAATTAGCTATAAACGGTGATTTGTCTTACTTAAACATCGACTGGAGACCAGTTCCAATCATACCTAAGTTTATAGATATAGTTGTTAATGGTATGTCTCAAAAAGAATACGATATTAAAGCTTTCGCTCAAGATCCAGAATCTATGAAACAAAGAACTTCTTATGCTCAAGCAGTGTTAAGAGATATGTATTCTAAAGACTTGATTAATAAAGCTAACGCTATTACTGGTGAAAACTTTTTTAACTCGCCATTACCTCAAGATCAATTACCTGAGTCTAAAGAAGAGTTAGATTTACACATGCAACTTTCTTATAAGCAATCTATAGAGATAGCAGAAGAAGAAGCTATAAACAATGTACTTGATATAAACAAGTATGAATTAACGAAAAGAAGATTAAACTACGACTTAGCAACACTTGGAATAGCTTGTGTTAAAACTAGTTTCAATGTAAGCGAAGGTGTTAAAATAGATTATGTTGACCCAGCTTACTTAGTTTACTCTTACACAGAAGACCCAAACTTTGAAGATATATATTATGTTGGAGAAGTAAAAGCAGTTACAATACCTGAGTTGAAAAAACAATTTCCACATATATCAGAAGAAGAGTTGTACGAAATACAACAAATGCCTGGTAATAGACAATATATAACTGGTTGGGGTAATTACGATGAAAATACTGTTCAAGTTTTATATTTTGAATATAAGACATATATGAATCAAGTATTTAAAATAAAATACAACGAGAACGGATTAGAAAAAGTTATTCAAAAGACTGACGACTTTAATCCACCTCAAAATGATAATTTCGAAAGAGTTTCTAGAACAATAGAAGTTCTTTATACTGGAGCAAAGATAATGGGTACCAACAGAATGTTGGAATGGAAGATGTCTGAAAATATGACTAGACCATACGCTGATACAACTAAAGTAGAAATGAACTACGTTATAACAGCTCCTAGAATGTATAAAGGTAGAATAGAATCGTTAGTTAGTAGAATAACAGGTTTTGCTGATATGATACAGATAACGCATCTAAAACTACAACAAGTCTTATCTAAAATGGTACCTGATGGTATATACTTAGACATAGATGGTTTAATGGAGATTGATCTAGGTAACGGAACAAACTATAATCCAGCAGAAGCCTTAAATATGTATTTTCAAACCGGTAGTGTTGTTGGTAGGTCAATGACACAAGAAGGTGGTATGAATCCTGGTAAAGTTCCTGTTCAAGAAATATCTAACAACTCTGGTAGTAACAAAATACCAATGCTTATACAAACCTACAATTACTATCTTCAAATGATACGTGATGTAACTGGTTTAAATGAGGCAAGAGATGGTAGTATGCCAGATAAAGATGCTTTAGTAGGATTGCAGAAGATGGCCGCTAATGCGTCGAATACTGCAACTAGACACATATTAGATGCTAGTTTATATTTGACCCTTAGAACATGCGAGAATGTGTCGTTAAGAATAGCTGATTGCTTGGATTTCCCTTTAACTGCTAAAGTTTTAGAAGAAAGTATAACAAGTTACAATGTTTCTACTCTTAGAGAGATAAGTAAATTGAACTTACATGATTTTGGTATATACTTAGAGTTAGAACCAGATGATGAAGAAAAAGCAATGCTAGAACAAAACATACAGGTTGCATTACAAGCTGGAATGATAGACTTAGACGATGCGATAGATATTAGACAAGTTAGGAATCTAAAATTAGCAAATCAAATGCTAAAATTTAGAAAGACTAAGAAAAAAGAAGCTGAACAAGCTGCTCAAATGGCTAATATACAAGCACAAGCAGAAGCTAATCAACAAACAGCAGAGAAAGCTGCTTTATTTGAAGTTCAAAAACAACAAGCTTTAACTCAAGAAAAAGTAAGCATAGAACAAGCTAAATCTAAGTTTGAGATAGAGAAGATGCAAATAGAAGCTCAGTTAAAACAGCAACTAATGGAACAAGAGTTTCAATATAATATGCAGTTAACTCAAGCTAAATCTAGAGCAGATATGGATGTAGCAGCTCAAGGTGAGAATAGAAGAGACCAAAGAGTTAAACTTCAAGGAACACTACAAAGTCAACACATCGACCAAAGAAAAAACAACTCATTACCGCAGGACTTTGAATCAGCAGGGTTCGACGGTATGGGTGGATTTGGATTAGAACAATTCGAACCTAAATAAAAAAAATTATTTAATTATATTATATTATGTCAATGGAAACAATTCAAGAAGGTGAATTCAAAGTAAAAAAAAGAACTACACCAAAAAAACTAAACAACACGGATGAGGTTATAAAAGTTGATTTAACTAATCAACCTAAAGAAGCAGAAGTTATAAAGGTAGTTATTCCTTCAGAAAAACAAGAGATTGTTGAGAATCCTGAAGTAATTGTAGAGAACACTTCTAATCCGGTTGTTGAGATAACAGAGGAAGAAGAAAAGATTATAGCTAAAGAAGTTATCAAAGCTGAAGAGCAAATTTCTGACTCAATATCTAAATATGAAACACAAGGTAAAAAACTACCTGAAAACGTAGAGAAATTAATTTCTTTCATGGAAGAGACTGGTGGTACAGTCGAAGACTATGTTAGATTAAATGTTGATTACTCTAATATAAAAGAAGAAGTATTATTAAAAGAATACTACAAAAAAACAAAACCATATCTAAGTAGCGAAGAAATAGACTTCACAATAGAAGACTCATTTTATTACGATGAAGACTTAGAAGAGGAAAGAGATATAAAAAAGAAAAAATTAGCATTTAAAGAAGAGGTTCAGAAAGCTAGAGAGTTTCTAGATGGAGTAAAAGGAAAGTATTACGATGAAATAAAAGTAAGACAAGATATTTCTCCAGAGAAAAAAGAAGCTATGGATTTCTTTAATAGATATAAAAAAGATCAAGATAAAGCTAAAACAATACATGAGAAGTTTAGGTTAGAAACTAAAAATCTATTTAACAATGAATTCAAAGGTTTTGAGTTTGGAATTGGTGAAAAGAAATTTAGATACGCAGTGACTAATACTGATCAGGTAGCAGAAAATCAATCAGACATCAGTAATTTTGTTGGGAAGTTCCTAGATAAAGAAGGTAATGTTACTGATACTGCTGGTTATCACAAAGCTTTATATTCCGCTATGAATGCAGATAAGATTGCGCAACATTTTTATGAACAAGGTAAAGCTGACGCTGTGAAAGAGGTTATTTCAAGTTCGAAAAACCCGAGTGGTTCACAGCCTAGACAAGCTCCATCAGATGTTTTTATAAATGGTTTACGTGTTAAGTCTGTTAGTGGATATGATTCTTCTAAACTAAGAATAAAAACAAAAAAATTTAACTAATTAAAAAATGGGATTAAACAACGCCTTTGGGTCAATAGTACCTTCTCAAAAGCAACAAGCTTTGGAGACAAACTACTTAAATTTCACTAATGGTAGTGGAAATGATTTCGCACAACAATACTTACCTGAAGTATATGAAGCAGAAGTAGAACGTTACGGAAATAGAACGTTATCTGGTTTCTTACGTATGGTTGGAGCAGAAATGCCAATGTCTTCTGACCAAGTAGTTTGGTCTGAACAAAACAGATTACACATTGCTTACAATAATGTTACATGTGCATCTGCAACTACTTTAACGTTTGCTTTAAATGCAAATCCAGCTTCAGGACCAATTGTTCAAAATGTAATTTCTATTGGTCAAACTTTAGTTGTTATGAATCCTACAACTGGTAAAGAACTTAAAGTGTATGTTACAAATAGTGTTAATACTTCTTCAGTTTTAGCAACTATTACATGTAAGCCTTATACTCAATTAGATTTAACAACAGGAGCTGGTAACGTTATCAACTTTGCTAGTGCGACAAATCTTAAAATATTCGTTTATGGTTCTGAGTACAAAAAAGGTACTAGAGATACTGATATTAAATCTGTAACTCCATCTTTCACTCAGTATTCTAATTCACCTATTATCATTAAAGAAAAATATGTTATCAATGGTTCTGACACTGCTCAAATCGGTTGGGTTGAAGTTGCTACAGAAGACGGTACAAACGGTTTCTTATGGTATTTAAAAGCTGAATCTGAAACTCGTTTACGTTTTGAAGATTACTTAGAAATGTCTGTTGTTGAAGGAGAATTAGTTGGTGGTGGTTCTACATTAGGTTCTGTTGAAGGCTTAAAAGGAACTCAAGGTTTATTCGCTGCTGTTAAAGAAAGAGGTAACATTGAAACTGGTTTCACTGCTGCTGGTGGTTTAACTGATTTCGATGCAATTCTTAAAAACTTAGATACTCAAGGAGCTATCGAAGAAAACATGTTGTTCTTAAACAGAGATACATCTTTAGATTTCGATGACATGTTAGCTGCTTTATCTTCTGGCGCTGCTGGTGGTGTTGCTTACGGTTTATTCGAAAACTCTGAAGAAATGGCATTAAACTTAGGTTTCTCAGGTTTCCGTAGAGGATCTTATGATTTCTACAAAACTGACTGGAAATACTTAAACGATGCATCGACTCGTGGTGGTGTTGCTAATAGCAGCATTGATGGTTTATTAGTTCCTGCTGGTACATCTACAGTTTATGACCAAGTATTAGGTACTAACATCAGACGTCCTTTCTTACACGTTCGTTATAGAGCTTCTCAAGCTGATGACCGTAGAATGAAATCTTGGATCACTGGTTCTGTTGGTGGAGCTTACACTTCAGATCTTGATGCAATGGAAGTTCACTTCTTATCAGAAAGATGTTTAGTTGTTCAAGGTGCTAATAACTTCGTGTTATTCGCTGGAGCATAAACAATAAATAGCAGTAATTACCCTCGTCTTATCGACGGGGGTGAGAACTGTGACAATAGGCCCTTACTAGATAATATAACAGCCTAATGTCACATAACTAAAAACAAAAATATTAAATCATATCATATCATGGCTGTAGTTCAAAAAACAAAACCAATTGAAAAAAAAGTTGTTGAAAATAATAATTCAGAAGAATATATTGAAACAACACCTGTAGAACAGGAAACAATAAAAATAACTCCTAAAGTTATAAAAGAGGAGGCAATTAAAAAAGATACATGGGAAATAAAAGACAGAAGTTATCAATTAAGTCTTGATTCTTTTCCATTAACATACACATTAAACAGTAGACATACTCTTAGATATCCATTACTTTGGTTTGATGAGAAAACAGGTCAACAAGAGGAGATAAGATATGCTACAAATCAAAATTCACCTTTAGTAAGTGAACAAAAAGGTCAAGTTACACTTGGTCATATTGTATTTAAAGACGGAGTATTACATGTTCCAAAAGAAAAACAAAATTTACAAAAATTACTTTCAATATATCACCCAGCTTTAAATAAAAAATATACTGAATTAAATCCAATTGCTCAAGCAGAAGATGATTTAGAATATTTTGAGTTAGAAGCACATGCTTTAAATTCAGCTTTAGATATGGACATCGACCAAGCTGAAGCTATAATTAGAGTAGAGGTTGGTTCTAGAGTTAATAAGATGACTTCTAAGGAAATTAGAAGAGATTTATTATTATTAGCTAAGAGTAATCCTTATTTGTTCTTAGAACTAGCGAATGATGATAACGTTCAATTAAGAAACGTGGCTATTGTAGCTGCTGAGAACGGTATTATTGTTTTATCTCAAGATCAAAGAACTTTCACATGGGGAGAGAATGGTAGAAAACTAATGACTGTTCCTTTTGATGAGAATCCTTATTCAGCTATGGCTGCTTTCTTTAAAACAGATGAAGGAGTACAAGTTTTTAGATCTATAGAAAAAAGATTAAAATAGAAACAAACAATGTAGTAGTAAGCCATCGAAAGGTGGCTTTACTATTATTAAATAAATAATAAAAATGGCAGTAAGTGTTGATATAGTATACAAAACAGTTTTATCTATAATAAACAAAGAACAGAGAGGATATATGACTCCTGATGAGTTTAATA